GCCGCCAGCCAGCAGGAGCAGGAGGATGATCCAACCCCAATCGCCGCCAAAGCCGCCTCCGAATCCGTTGTTGCCCTGATACACGGGATAGGGGGCTGCCCCGTACCCGGTCGGGCCGACGAGCATCGTCGCACCAATGCCGCCGTTTTCGTCTGTAAGAGCCATAGAAAATAATCTCCTTTTAAATTTATTTATTCAGCCCACTATGCGCATCTTGTAGGCGTGAATACTACCTCATACGAAATTGCTCCGCTATCTGCCGGGCTTGCTGGTACTGCTGTTGCGTGATTTGCCCGGAGTTCATAAGGTGCTGTATAATAGCGTTTGGGTTGTTCATCATACCCTGCGGGACATTCAGCCCACGCTGCCGGAGTAACTGCATCGGATTTTGCATCAACTGCGTGGCCGCCTGGAACAGCCCGGACAGATTAGGCATCATTGTTTTCCGCCCCCTTCGTCAACCTCTCCTTGATGGCCTCTATTTCCCTCCATACTGCCTCCAAATCTTCTTTGGCGGCATAGGTAATATCTTTTCCTTGCTTTTCCGCAGACGGGCTATTTGGGGCATTTACGGACGAATTATCGGTATCCTCTTTCACAAGCCGGTACTTTTCGAACACAGGCTGGTCAAGCTGGGAATACCCCATCGTCTTAACATAGCAGTACGGCTTGCTCTCGTCCCGGAACATAATGGAGTTGCCGGGGGCCACGGGGTACGCTCTCGCATCCTGCTCCGAGGGGATAGGCACAAACCCGTTGCGTTGGACCGGCACCTGCTGGGCCGCCATCTGCTGCTGCTGGGCAACAAGCTGCTGATAGTACGGATTTGTTCCGTAATTCGGATTGTAGGTTGCCGGGTAATAGTTGTTGTACGCCATTGCTAATCGTCCTTTCTATACCAATAATATTGTGGAACCAATTTGCTTGAGTTCCAACTATCCATAAGTTTTCCGTCCCGGACGGTGGCTGTATGGCCTCCAAAGCCGAGGGTGTATACTCCTTTGGGGTTGTCTTTTGCAAAATCCTCCGCCGTATAGCAATCCGGGCAAGTATTCGGCACAATTGCTCTTTTAAACCCGTGTTCTCTCAATACCGATCCCCACACGGCATCACTTGACGGCATATCCCGAAAAGAAAATGCCTTCGCCGCTATCATTGCATAGGCGGTTTCCCAATCCACATCGAGGGCGGCGGAAACTGCCCTTACTGCACAATCGCCAACAAAACGATTATCAGGATTCGGGTTGAACATAACCCACATAGGCATCCCTCCTGCTAAAATGGTACAAAAAAACGCAGATGCGAACAACCTCGCAACTGCGTAACTTTTTCATATTTTATTCGTTATTTTTTCTTACTCCGGGAAAATAAAAAAATCCCCCGCCGGGAGAAAGTCCTCGAAACCCGGCGGGGGCAAAAGAAAGGAGGTGGGAAGATGTCAATTATTACAGATATTTATACAAGTCTGCCGCCATATCGCTGATTTTTTTGGACACATATTTTGGGTCCATATCCACCTGTTTGTCTTGGGCGATTCGACTTGCGCTCCAGCCATCAATAAAGCTGCGTTTCAAAATGTAACGGTATTTGTCGTTGTGTATATACTGGTCTATGATATACTCGATCCGCTCGTTGGAATAATCATTACCCAAATCCCGTTTCACATCGTCACCCGTATTTCCTTATGATCTCCGCACAGCGTGATGATTTGTTTGGCGTGGCTTGACGGCAGGAGCATTTGCCTGGCCGCATATCCGCCGTAGGTCATCCAGCTGGTGGCGGAAACGACCTTAAACGGCGATACCGATACGATGTTGTTTTGCGGGTCCACTTTCAGCTTGCTCGGCTGGGTCACGAACGGCTTGTGGGTATGCCCAACAATCAACATATCAATGCCATCAAGGGCGTAGCCGAACCGTTCGTTTCGGTTTACCGCACCGCCTGTCAGCATTCCGCCTCCGGCACCGTGGGTTACGGCAATAACATATGTCGGTCTCCGCCGTCCGTCCGTTCTCGTCCCGGTTTCACGCAGCCGTTTGCCAAACTGCAACTTCAAAAACCCGATATTGGGCCGGTACCGATCCTCGATGTCCAGTTTGCACATTATGTCGTACATCGGATAATCGTCGGCATCTTTTCCGCTCCTGAATTCGTGATTGCCTTCGTCGGCAAACAGGATGCGGTCACGCAGCGGCTCCAGCATTTTTGCCATTGTCTTTTTCTGCTGGCTGGGCGGGATAATGTCGGTGAACACCCCGTTGCCCACGCTCCCCCTGGTGGCGTTGTTTATCATATCACCGTTCAGGATCAAATAGGCGTGCGGGTCCTCCAATAGCGATTGACAGAACAGTTCCCATTCACGTGTCAAATGCTCCGGCGCACCGTAATGCACATCGCTGATGGCGTAAATTCGAATATCCGCCCCGTCTTCAAACGACCGGGTCACCATAGCAAAATCAGGTAACATTGAGCCACCTCACTTTTTGACTTTCACCCGGCCCGTGCCGTGACACATATTGCAGGTGCGATAGCCTGTGTTCCCGCCGGTTTTGCGAACACGCTTTTTGACGGTCTTAACGATTTTAACCTTCTGCCTCGCCATACAGATCACCGCCTACAATGTAGTTGTTCCCGGTTTCGGTTTCCTGATCCGCCTCGATTTCCGTAGTTTCCACCGCATCCTCGAATTGGCTCTCGTACCACAGCCACAGGCAGTTCGTCGCCACAAGCAGGGTCACCAGAAGAATGAGCAGAATCCACAACCGCTTGATTGTCCGCTCCATTCGTGCCATCGAACTTTCGTACACGATAAACGGAATAGGCTCGTTCCCCATCCTCTGCTCCTTGCACTCGTTACAGTTCATATTAGCCTCCAAAGATGAGTTTGACAATACACCCAGCCGTTGCCGTCCCGAACGCACCCAACATCCACATTATAAGTGACAGTTTGGTGTTGATAACCGCAAGGGCGGTGGCGTCTTTGGCCAGTTTCTTATTCACCTCGTCCATCGTATTGTCACACTCCTGCCGTGTCACGAAAATCTCCCGGAGCCGTTCAATATCGTCCCTGTCAATCAAAGTATCACCGCCCTTCACTTTAAACTACCACATTATACTGCAAATGTCAAGATTTTCCCGTGGCTTTCTGCAAGATTATCCGGGCATCGGTACTCGTCACCTTGCCGTCGCCGTCAACATCAGCCGCATATGCCGCCTCGTCGTCCAGTTCGATTTTTCCGACAGAAGCCTGCAAAGCAAGTCTGGCATCGGTGGAAGTGATTTTTCCGTCATTGTCCACATCGCCCTTCAGCCGGTACGGGTCGATAAACCGCACGCCGTAATACTGGCAAAAAGCCCTACAGGTGAACTCCGCGCAGAGCCGCATATTGTTGTGCAACCACACGGCATCGTCCTTGTTGTCGTGGAAAATCAATTCCTCATACACGCAGGGCGCTTTGGCGTGGGTCATTTCATACAGGTTGGATTTGGTCTTGATGATGATGGAGTACGGATAAATCTGCCGCCGCCAGTTGGCAATAACCTCGCACAGAGCCTTGCCCACGCCGGTCTTGTCCTTCGTCCAGTACATCGGGCGGTCGCTATGCACAGTGCCGTCCGATCCGTTGGTGTGGACTACATAATGGAGGTCGGCGCCCCACGCATTGCTCTCTTTGACGGCATTTTGTACGCCGGTAGACCCCCTTTTGTTGGCGGGATTCCGTTTCCACTCAAATCCGCACGCCGCCAAATACGGGATAAGTTCGTCCATAAACATATTTGCGTGGGTGTTCTCCGAACAGTTATGCCCCCAAGCGCAGGGGTGGTCAATTCCGTGACAAGCCGGGGAAAGGTAGATTTTGACCGCCTTACTCGCCATCGTCCGTCACCTCCGGCAGACCGGCAACCGCCATCAGCAGAGCGGTGACCGCACCGAACGCACCAGCCGACAGAGCTGCCAGCCAGTTGACATCACCCAGCACAACCGCACCAGTTCCGATGTAGGCAAGGGCTGCCTCGGCAAAAGTTCTCGCCGCACGAATACCGGCGGCTTTCAGCCACGATTTCCAGTTTTTCATGTTTACGCCTCCCAACTATATGTTGCCACGCCGTCGGTTACAGTAACCGTAAGCGTGTAGGTACCATACTCTGCCGGCGCCGCAGGCAGTTCGTTTTCAACCGGCACATAGGTATTGATCCCGTTAACCTGCCGCACGATGTAGTCACCGTCGCCGCCGGGAGAGTTCGGCGCCATCTCCAGTTTCGCCCGCAGATTGGGCTGATACTTTGTGGTGTGGCCCACCGGAATGGGCACCGTCCGCTCGTCCGTGTATTCTTCTGTCCCGAAATCGTCCACAATCTGCGGGTCAGCGAAAGGATCTGCGGTTTCTTCCGTCTGTTCTGAAAGATTGTAAACCAACATCATGCCGGACATGGCGGCTTTGAAAGCGGCGGCGTCAGAATAAGACGAATCACGCACAATAAACGGATAACTGCTTGAGTTGTTCCGCTTGCATGTTTTATCAGTCATTTCCGAGCCGATCGACACAACTGCATCTGCCGGATACTTACTACATACAAAACCCGTCAAGCGATCTTCGATAGTAGACGGAATTGCTATGTTTGCTGGTTTTGCGTAGAACAAGTGAAGCCCTGAGTTAAAAATACCCCAATTCAGCGTTCCCATATCCACAACCCCGTACCGCCGTGTGACAGTTCCATCCGGTTCGTAGGTATCCCCGTCATAGTACAGATTGTTGTTTTCGTCCAGTTTCGGGATACCACGCAGGGTGAGGTCGCCGTCAAGTGGGTAGGTGTGTTCTTCATAGCGGGCGTACGCACCGTCCCGCTCACCGTCCCAAGAGAGATTGACGCAGATGTCGTGGTTGTAGGTTGTGCCGTATGAATTGTCGAGAACAAAACGACAGTAATGGACGCCGTCCGGTATGGTCAGCACATTGTTCAGCGCATTCAGCGTTGCTCCTGCGAATTGTTTATTTGCATCATACCACATTACGCCGTTACCAAAGCTGCCCTTGAAATAGTACTCTTTGCCTGGAATCAGCCGAATGTAGTTCGTGCTCCGGATGCAGTTGTTGGCCTCCTGGTTTTCGCCGGTGACGGCGCTGATACTGCCGACTTCCCATTCCTCGTCCCAGGCGTTGAACCCTACCGTTTTGTGGGCGGTGGTGTTTACGCTCAACAGTTCGCCGGGATTGTAGGGATAATAGTCATTGGGGAACAACTTGCGGAACCAAGCCACACCGGCACCTGCATTGGACTGTTCAAGGGAGTAGATGTAGTCTGCTATCGTGGAGCCGAACATCTGGGTGAGGTCGAACAGCATCGGTTTAATTGTCAAAGCTATCTCTGCGTTCTCAACGATGCGCAGATTCAAAGACTTTATTGCCGCCTGCGATTTAAAAACTAACCCATCCTTCCCCAAAGGCGGCATCATTCCATAAATTATTAAACCATATTCATTTGTCCTTTTAACGCCAGCAAATCCCAACATCCAATGGCCTTCTGGCACATTAAAAGACGAAGTTATCGTGTAGTTACTGGACGTCGTACTTGTTCCACTAATCGACAAAGACGGATAATTATTTACAAAGGTTAATCCGTTCACTGTAGCATTTGTCCTGACACCTCCAATTAACTGATTCCACGCTACAGTCCCGCCGACAAGGGTGTCGTTTTCCCTGTCACCGATGTCGATGCTGCCGCCTGAGGTGCGGAAGAGATAGGACGCTTTGTCGGTGGCGAACACGGTGGACACCAGCTGCTTGGCGTTTCCTGCGGTCAGTTCGTCATAGGTGCCGTCGATATCCGCCTTCAAGGCGAGAGTGCCCGCAATATCTGCAATAGCCTGTTCCGCAGCCTCGGCGGCATCGTTGGCGTTTTGGGCGGCACCTGTTGCGGCGGCGGCGGATTCGTTGGCGTTTTGGGCGGCGTTGGTGGCAGTAGTTGCGGCTGTGGTGGCGGTAGTTGCGGCGCTGTTGGCGGCGGTGGCGGCCAGCGTTGCCTCAGCGCCCTTGGCACTCGCATACTGCCCCAGCTGATTGGCGTAGTCACCTCTGCCCTGCGCATAAGCGGCCTTTTCGTCGGCGAGAGCGGCGGCAGCGGTGGCGGTGGCTGCGGCTGTGGTGGCGGCATCCCCCTGCTCCTTGGCGTAGTCTCCCTGATCCTTGGCATATTCACCCTGGCCCTTGGCGTAGTCACCTTGCGCTTTAGCGTAGTCGCCCTGACCTTGCGCAAAAGTACCACGGCCATTTGCATAACTGCCCTGTGCATTGGCGTATCCAGCCGCAGTATTGGCAGCAGCGGAGGCGGTGGTGGCAGAGTCTGCTGCGTCGCTTGCGCTTTCTGCAGCAGCAGTGGCAGTGCTGGCGGCGGCGGTTGCCAAAGCGGCGGCCCCGTAGGTTTCGCCCGTTGCCTCGGAAAGTGCCTCCAGAGCCTGAGCAATCGCATCTGCTTCCTCAGGGGTAGGGTCACTCCCGTCCCGTGCTGGACGGCTTTTTACGGGAATTACTGCGCTGTATTCGGTTTCCCCGTCATACACCCCTTCGTGGAGGTACAGCCACACATAAACCGGCTCCCCGGAAGTCAGAACGGAATCGGGAATTTCCACCCCGTTTTGATTGCCGAACCGGGTCACGGCTGTGCCTCCAACGGAGGAATTGGAAAAGTGAACTTCGTAGTTAGCCGGAAGGTCAACCCCGTAGAATTTCGCCACCTGCCCGGTATCGTACTGCCACAGCGGAGCGGTTGTCACATTTCTGGGCCCACCAAAAACGATGTTCAACACATTTTTCATTTATCACGCCTCCCAAACTGTATCTCCACCCTCGTCCGTAAACGGAGAGGACAGGTCTGCCGTGTATAGACTATCGAGGATCATATTGTAGGCTGCAACGCAATGGGTCAAACTGTAGGCAGGCAGCGATTTGAAATAGTCCCCCAGTTCAACCGCAGGGTTTATGATTGCGTTTTTGATGTTGTAGCCGGTAATATTTTTGCCCTGAATTATGCTCAAAATATATGCGGCTGTTGCATCAAGCTGCGCTTGCGTTTGCATAAGGGACCCCTCAAGGTGTACATCAAACGGGTTTTTCAGCGTTTCGGTGTTGTACGCTCTTGCTGCAACAACTCCCTCCACAAAAATCCGCACAGCCATATACGAATATACTGATGTCACGCTTTCGGGATCAGAACCATTCGGGAACTCTTTGCTTTCGCACTCGCTGTAAATATAATCGCTTACGCTTTGCCAAATCGGGACGAATTTCAGCTTTCCGTCGTTGGATATGATAAAATTTCCGCCATTGACGGCAGCCGCTTGCCGGAGCATTTCCCTGCAGGTAGAGGGGTACACCTCCACCTCATCATCTGCGGTGCGGATCACGCCGGGGTAGTCCATCGGCCTTACCATTGCCGCCAGTGTGCCATTAGAGAGGGACATATTCATCGCTGTTGCCACATTTTGCACAACAGTTGCGGACGGGACCGTGTATTGTCCTGCTACCGGGGAATACGGATAGGCGATGTTTGCCTTGTACATCCTGTCGTAGCACTCCAGCGTGTAAACATCGTCTGTCAGTTTCCTGGAAACAATATAGAATGTGCCTACAGGAATAGTTTCGCTCGTTCGCCCGACGGTATCACGGCATTGTGCAATGATCTTGACCTCTTGCCCCAAGTCAATCCACACTTTCCTTGCAACGGAGAGGGTCAGTTTCCGGGAAACGGCATTGCCAACGCTGGGGTCACCGCTAAACAATCCGGCGGCTATTTTGCAAGAGATAATGTCGTTGCCCGTGTATTGCGTTTTCTGCGAATCGGACCGGGGGCCAATCAGTACACGCACCGCCATATATCCCGTCAGGCTGTCCCGAATGGATTTAACGAGCGTAGGGTTATTTAGTTCATACATCTGCTTCCACCGCCCTCAATGTGACCTCGATCCCGTTGTAATATGTTCCTACAATTCCGGTCCCAAGCGCTGTAGCCGGAGAAATCGACATCACTCGCATCAATGTCGTTTTGTTGCCGCTGGTTATTTTCCCAGGATACAACGGTGTGGAATATCGCCAAGTTGCCACTGGGTTCTCTCGCAATGCGTTGATTTTTGCGGTATTTAAATTTGACGGCAATAGCACAAATCGCAAAATCTGCCGCTTGATGGGCTGCGTAAACCGCTCGTTTCCGCTTTCTGTGACAAATGACCGCTTGTAGGTAATTTCCACAGACGGCTCGTAGAACTCAAGGGCTGGCGAGTTAAAATTGATCTCGTTTGCGGTTCCGGGGTTCATTTTCAAAACAACATCGGAAAACTGATTCATTTCACCACATCCTCTTTTCGTCGTTGTCGATTGTGCCTACAGCCTGGGCCAGCACATAGCCGTCAATTTCGGCGTTTACGGTGATCTGCGTAGATTTTTCCGTTGCGGGTCTTGCGGTCACCCTTTCTGCGGTGCCGGACACAATACGCCCGTTTCTCGTAAGCGGCTGCGGGCCGTAATCCTCGATGGCGTATTTTTGCCCCGCCCCTTCGCCAAAGGACCCGCCTCCGCCTTTGTGAGATGCACCGCTGGAGGATATATGTGCTTCCTCCGGGAGCGATGTCCCCGTAAGCCAAGCGATCACTTTATCGGAAAAACCGCCCGTCAATTTGGAGGCAAGTGAAATGCCGATTTTCCGCATCAGCCTTGCCGGGTCCACGCTTTGCAGGACATCCCCAACCCTTCCGATTATGCCCAAAATGTCAACTTTCATTTCGCTTTCAATGCCGGTGGTGTCAGAAAACAGGTTGCCCATCAAATTCGTGCCGGCATCTTTGATCTTCTGCTTGCTGTTTGTCCCAGTGATTCCGCCCACCAAACCGTCAATAATCCTTGGTATCGAATCAATAAGAGTATCCACAATTGCTGGAATATTATCAACGAGCGCACCAAACAGTTGGACCCCGGCGTTAATTATCCTTTGAAGATTTTCGCCGTTTCCGCCAAGCAGCCCCTCGATGATGCCATCAATAATCTTAGGCAGCTCCTTAACAATCAGCGGAATGGATTCTGTAAGCCCGTTTGCGAGGGCAACGATTATTTCAACTGCCGCACTGATTATACGCCGTATGTTTTCCGGGTTTGTCAATATCTCGACTATTTTTAGCACGGTGCTAATAACAGCTGGAACGATTTCTTCGATGTTGTCGGCAATGCCTTCAGCGAGGGTGATGACCAATTCCAGCCCCAGTTCCACGATTTGAGGCAGGAGGTTTGTCACGGTATCAATAAACGACCGAATAATTCGTGGTGCAACCTTAATTATTGCTTGTGTTATTCCCGGCAGGGCCTTGACAATGGCGTTTACAATGCTCTCAACCGAGGATAGGAACATCGGGACCAATTCCTCGATCAACCCCGGCAATTCGTCCGCAATAACTGGTGCGA